CGGCGGCCGCGGCCGCCGCTGCATCTACTACCTGGGCGAGCGGGCCGCGCAGCGGGTGGTCACCGAAAGCCCGCAATGGCCCGAAATTTCTCGGTTCGGCGGGCTTCGGATGGGCAAGGTGGTGATGGCGCAGCGTCAGAGAAAGGATCTCAAAAATGAGATCCTAAAGCCCTCGGGCTCTTCTAGTACAGAGAGGGGGACTGCTTCGCAGTCCCCCCCCTCGGAGAACCAGGGCGCCGCAACGTCCGTTGCAGATCGAGACGCGCCCCCCCAAAGCCCCCCCATGGGGGGCCCGATGCAGTCCGCACCGAGCGCGCCCGCTCCCGCGGCGACTCACCCCCCGCAGCAAAGTTGTGTTCCCCCACAGTCGGCCGCAAGCGGCCGACAGCTCCCCAAGGGGGAGCGCAAAACGCTCGGGGGGAAGATGTCCCGGCGGACGAATTCGATCGCAAAAAAGCGACCGGATATGTGGTCCCGGGCGTGGTGGCTCTGGCGTTCCTACATCGCTCGAGCTCGCGGTGGCGGCCCGAAAGACCACGTGTCGGACGTCGGCGCGATGAAGTCACTTTTGAGCGCCGCCCTGCTCCGCGCGAAGGGCGACGACGAGCGCGCGCTCGATCACCTGGCGTATTGGTTTCGCTGCTACGTCGCCGACGACGAGCACGCGTTCAAGCCGCTTGGGAAGCTTTCGCGGCTCGAGCCCGGCGCGAGGTACGGCGACACGCCGGAGCGCTTCCAGGCGCCGCACCGGCGCGAAGATGCGACCGTGCGCCCCGACAAGGCGACGGCGGCCGCCGTGCGCAAGCTGGCCGGCGTTGTTGGTGCGGGGGGCCGCGGAAATTCCGCGGAAATTCCGCGGAAGGCGTCGCCGACTCGACGCGCGTTCACGCCAGAGGAAATCGCGGCGATGTTCGAGCGACCGAACGACTCGATCAACTCGGCGCCGACGCTGGACAGGCGTTCTGTCGCTCCTATTCGCTCGAGTGAATACGAGCCACTGACCAAATCGTCGCCGGCTTCGCCGGCGATCGGGAAGCTTCGTCGATACGTCGACTTCCTCGAGGACAACTTGCGGCGCGGCACGTTCCGCAACGAAGACAAGAGGGCGTGGACCGTCGACGAGCTCAACAAAACGCGCCGTCAGCTCGAGGCGCTCGAACGCGGTGAAGATGAGGGGGGCGGAAAGGAACCGACCCAATGACAGACGTGGAGAACGACGAGGACCCATTTGTTTGGCTGCGCGCGAACGGACACGACCTCGGACCGGTGAGCGGCCAGGATCGCCGGGCGCTCCGCGTCGTTGCGTACGCGTGGGAGCTCTACGCGATGGGCGACAGCGACGCGACGCGAGCCGCGCTCGATGTGATGCCATTCCTGCTCGGCGCGATGCAGCGAAAGTGCTGGCCTTTGGCGCGTGAGCTCATCGCCCGGGCAATGGACTGGGACGACCGCGATCGAATTTGGCCGAAGGTCCTGGCCGCCGCGGAACGATTGGGGTTGCGATGAAGTGCGGCCAAGCGAAGTGCGAGAAGGCGGCCGAGTACCGCTATTTTTGGCCAGGCGACGGGAAGGAGCACGACATTTGCCGCGCGTGCGTGCCGGCGGTTGTGCGCCTCGGTGCTGCGATGGGCGTGCCGGTGAAGCTGACGCGGATCGGTCTCATCGACGCAAAAGACAATGTCCTCAAAGCCGCGGTGGAACTCTGGCGCGCGAACCTCCGCGCGACCTCGCCGGCGGCGCTTGATGCGATCGCGCAGGAGTTACATCAATTGATGATCGCACTTTCCGCTCTGCGCGATGAAGAAACGCTCGCGCTGCAAGCGGCGGCCGAGCTCGTAGCGGACGAAGAACGACGCATGGATCGGCGTGAAGAAGAGGCCCGCGGCTGATGGGCGCAATCGTGCGCTGCGTCGTCTGCGGACTCGCGGACGTGTCGATCGTCTCGATCACGTCGACCGGTGGCCTCTCGTCGACGAGAGGCCTCTGCGCCGGCCATGAGCTCGAGTGGAGAGCGCAGGCCGACACGCTCTTGACGGAGATGCGAGCGGCACACATGGCGCTCGCGCGTGCGAAGGGTCGAACACCGGCCGTGTGGGTGCCGCCGCGGGGGCGCCGTGGCTAATCCAATGCTCGGCGAGGACCTCGACGACCCGGAGGACCTCGACGACGACGACGATTGCATTTGCCGTTTCCCGAATCACTGCGGAGGCCTCGGCTTTCTCGATTGCATCGGGTGCGGCGGGGACCAGTGCATTTGCACGTGCGGAGGTGAACGCGAGTGCCCGGGATGCGACCTCTGCGACACCAGCGAAGGTTTCGAGCTCGAGCTCGATGACGACCCCAACGAACAGGAGCATTGACGATGGCCACTGAACCCGAAGACCTATACGAGAAAAACGAAAAGCTGCTGACGGCGCTCGAATTCGATCTAACCGAAATGCGCGAAGTGCTCGGCACAGCGACGAAGATGATCGCGATGGGCGTCAACCAGCAGGAACGAGAAAGCGGCTTGACAGCGCTCTGTGCGATGGCGCTCGAGCGTCGACTGCAATGCATGCAGATCGCGATCGTCCAGGCGATCGACCGAAGCAACATCACAGCGGAGATGGACGAGCTATCGGAGTCAATCCGCGAGTCGCGGTCATGACCAAACGAAGAAACGAAAAACCGACGTGCGCGCTCTACCACCGCGTTTCGACGCGCGATCAGAACCCGATGGCGGCGCGCAACGAGCTGAAGCGCCACGCGAAGCGGCTCGGCCTTCGCGTCGTGCTCTACGTCGACGAGACGGTAAGCGGCGTGCGCGCGAACCGCCCTGGGCTCGAGCGCGTCATGGCCGCGGCGCGAAAGGGGGAGCTCGATTGCGTGATCTGCTGGAAGCTCGATCGCTTTGGCCGCTCGCTGATCGATCTGCATTCGCGCCTTCGCGAGTTGCAAACGCTCGGCGTGCGCTTCGTCGCGTCGACGCAGGGAATCGACATCAAGGCCGACGTCAACGACCCGGTGGCGCGGCTGCATTTCAATCTGCTGGGCGCGTACGCCGAATTTGAACGCGAGCTCATTGTCGAGCGCACCAACCTCGGGCTTGACGTCGCTCGCCGGCGGGGGGTGCGGCTCGGGCGCCCGTCTAAGGCCGTCGACATGGAAAAGGTTCGAGACATGCGCGGCGCCAAAAAGAGTTGGGATGCCATCGCCAGCGAGCTCGGCGTGGCGCGGTCGACGGTGCAGGCGGCCGTCGAACGTGACGCCAAGCTCCTGGCGAAGAGCAGCGGCGTTCCCAACACGGCGGCGCTCCGATCGTTTGTGGAACGCGGTCAAGCCGCGCAGCGCGCCGTCGACGAGCTCGTGGGCCGTGAGGCGGTGCCGTCGTGAGGCGCAAGGAGGTGATGATCGTCATCAACGAGATCGTCGCCGAGAAGCTCGAGCGGATCGAGAAGCTCGCCGACATCGGTCACGTGTCGCGCGATCAAGTCGTGCGTCAGGCAGTGATGACGGGCCTGGACCAAATGGAGCGCGAATTACGACGGCTGCACCGCCGGAAAACGTCCCCCAAAAAAACGAGCGCTAACCGGTCGAAAAGACGTGCATCGAGGCCACCGCCGGAAAAGGGTCGTTTTTGAGCGAATGAACCGACGGCAGAGGCGAGCGGCCATGGCAGAGAACCGACACACCGACGGCGAAGCGCGAACTTCGCTCGATGCTTCCAACAACGAACCCCCCGAGGGCTACGAGCAGACGTGCCAGGAGATGTTGCAACGCGCGAAGCAGTGGCTCGTCGAACACCCCGACCGCCCACCTCACTTTGTCGCGCAGCCGAAGGGCATCGCAATTGTGGCGGCGCTCGACCAGGCCGGCGATCGATTCTGCCGCAACGATGCGGCGCGCGAGCTCGTCGCCGACTTCATCGCGATCGGGATTCGCATCGGTGGCCCGCGGGGCTCGCCGACGGTTCTCATGATGCAAGTGGTGATGGAGCTCGCCGGCGTTGAGCCTCAACGCGTCAGCCTGAGCGAGCTCGGGCTATCCGGCGCGGGTGTCTCGTGAGGATTTGACGCGAAAGAAAAAGGAGAACATCGACGATGGAAATCAAAATGCAGGGCGGCGAAGACGTGCTGAGGGCGCTCGTGGGAGCAATTCTTGGCGGCGACGAACCGAAGAAGCCACCGATCAAGCTCCCCGAGCTAGAGCAGCTCGGACGCGACTACGCAGCCGAGTACAAGATCGCGCAGAAGGCGCACGCGATGCTTGTGACGTTGAACCTAGAAATGCGTGCGAAGGGGATCAAAGAAGCATGGGGCCCCGTCGTCGACGGGTACGCACATCACTTCGTCCCATCGAAGGACGGAGAGCCGTTCGGATGCGGTGCTTCGGACCAGAGCAAGATCGATCACCGGCACGACGAGCTCGGGCAGCGCTGCGAGGTCGCCTGGTACGACTACAGCCGGAAAGCCATCGCTTCGAACAAAAAACGCGAGGCGCTCAAGGATGAAGTTTCGCGGTGGATTCACGAGCTAACGTGCGAGTGCGTCCACGAAGAGACAACGTGACCGAAGAGCGCAAGAGCCCGATCGTTTTTCGCGTGCAGGAATTTTGCTGCACGATGTGCGGCAAAAAAGCGGTGGCCGAGACGGCGACCACTGCACATCCCGAGTCGCCGATGATGATCCACCTTGCGCCCGAGCTCGAGCAGCTCGGCAAGCTCGGGCCTCTCGCCCTGCGCGGCGACTGGTGGGCGGGGATGGTTGCGGACAAGGAAGGCGAGGACGTGAAGGGTTGGCTGGTGCTCGTGTGCTCGCATGACTGCCTTGCACGCCTTCTTTTCGAATGAGGAAAAAAAATGACCGAAATCAAGGGACCTGACTTTTTGCCGGGCACGCGCTCGGTGGGCATCGGCGACGGCGTTTTCTATCGACCTATTCGATCGTTGGCCTCGGGCACGCTCGCCGGCGAGGGCCTCACCGAGGATGGCCACGGCGATAGCTCTGGCTGCGTCGAAATCGTCAACGGTCGACGAATGACCAGCCCACCGCGTTCGGCGATCCATCGCCTCTATTGGTGGGAGGGAGCGCCCGAGCGGTGCGTGTCCTCGATTCTGTCGTACCCGTTTGGGCTTGGCCACGTCGATCACTACTTTTGGGAGATCAGCGTCGAGAACTGCGAACGTTTCAGCAACGAAGTGGAGATGGAGGCGCGAGTCAAAGCGTTTCTGCTCGGGCTGGCTTCGCGCGTTCCGCGGCTCGAAGGTTCATCCGAGACGAACCAGGGCATTCCGCGCGAGACGCTCTTGCGTTTGACTGACGAAGCCGCGGCGCGAGGAGATCTCTGCTACGTGCGCCCCAACGTCGGCAATCAATACCGAGTCGGTGGCAACTCCAACATGATTGCCATCACGCAGCTTCAGAACGACGACGGGAGCGTGGTCGTCATGCCCCACGAAGCCGCGGTGTTTCTTGCGGCGTGGCTCGTCGGGACGGTGATTCTGCAAGGCGGCGACGAAAGCACGACGGTGACGCGATTCGTCAACACGGTGGACGAAGCCGCGGCGCGCCACGTCTCGTTTTCGAGATGAGGAGTCGAGGCGACTTCGAAACGATCGTGATTGTGCTTCTGCTCGCGATCCTCTTGCGGCCGTGCTTCTGTGAATCGAACACGCCGGCGCCGAGCTCGCCGGCGCCGGCGCCGAGCTTGTCGACGCCGGCGACGGTCCAGAGCACGCCGGTACCGGACCGATATAGGTAGGGTCTACTTAGCCACTAGTTGGAGGCGGGATGCTCGCGTCGGTCGGCTCGGTGTCGTCCGCCTTCCGCTTCTTCTTCAACTTGATCGAGCGGAGCTCGCCGAGCGGGCCGCGTGTCATGCCAAGCTGCGCGGCGAATTGCTGCATGATGCCCATCACCGGTTCGAAGTCGTCGAGCGGCGATCGCGGCTTCTTCATCAAATAGGAGTATTCGGGCTCCTCGTTCGCCTTCGCCTCGATCAGGGCTTTGATCTCCTCGTAGTCCATCCCGGTCGGCACGATGCCGCCGATGCGAAGCGGCGGCGGGAATTCGCGGAAAACCTCGGTGTACCCTTCGGCGGCCGCGTCGTTCAATGCCTTCTCGAGCTCGGACAGGCGAGCCTTCACCATCTTGTACATGCAAACACCCCCCAGCGCCGAAGGTTATCACTGCGCGCCGGCGAGCAACTGGGATCTCTCGCTCCCAGATCGGGTCATTTGGTAGAGTGAACGCGGGGGGGGCAGCGTGGGAACAGCGAGCGCAGCGCGAAAAACACCGGCGAAACCGGCGAAGAACGGGAAACGAACGGCACCGAAGAGCGTTCGAACGCTGAAAAAACGACCCAAGGAACAGCCCGCGGAGCCGGCGCGGTTCGAATCGCAGCATTTTGGGCCGCCGCCGGCGGGCGCAACGCATGTGCAAATGCGTCGAATCACGGCGAACGGCGACGCAGAGCGGCTCTTTTTGCTGCGAGACGGGCTCGAGGTCGACCGTTTCCCGTTGAAAGTGCTCTCGGTGGCGTGGCTCCGGCAGACCTTCGGCGCCGGCGAGTATCGCGGCAACTGGTTTCGCCAGGAAAACGGCAGATGGAAGCCGCTCGGGCAGCTCCGTGGTGTGCGTCTGTCGCCGCTAGCGGGCAACGATGTGCGCGGCGGTGCTCGAACCAAGCCGGTCCGCACGGTGGGCTTTCCCTTCGAGGTGCCGCCGCTCGCCGCGGCCGCGGCGCCGGCGGCGGCCGTCGACGAGCGCGAAGAGCGTGACCTCGTCTCGGCGCGTGTGCGCGTCGAGCGCGAGCTTTCGCAAATGCGGCTCTCGACCATGGAGGAGCTCGCGACGTTGCGGCTCAACGCCGTACGGGAGGAGCACCGCACCGAAATGAGGGCGCTCGAGCGCAGGCTCGACGAGCTCGCGCGGCGCCGCGACCCGGAGGACGACGATGACGACGAGCCGGAGGAGCCACGCGAGGCGGGGCCGTGGGATTTCCTTCGGCCGTTCTTTCAGGAAATCACCCCGGTGCTACGCGAGGTCGTGCCCCATCTCCTCGCGAAGTTGGCTGCGCCGGGGCAGCTACCCGAGGCGAAAGGTTGAAGCGATGCGACCCAATGGACAAAGAGCCCCCGCCGGCGGCGCGGTGCAGGGCTGGTGCTCGGGCGAAACGCATTTTCGCGTCGAGCTGAAGACGCCGACCGGCGAGGAGCTCGCGCCGGCGTTCGAAGCGACGATGATCCTCCAGCTCGTTCCGCTCGGCGCGATGGTGCTGGTGATGGGGTGCGCGTGGACCGACGAGCCACGCGTGCCCGAGCCAGCTCGCGAGCTGAGCCTAACGTATGCGACTCGGCTACCGCGGCTCACCCTTGGTCTGAATCCCTTCGACGAGCTGGCGCAAAAATCAGTGGCCAATTTCTGCCAGCTGGCCACCAACCACTTCGCGCACCAGATCGCCGCGGCGACTTCGCCCCCGATTCAACCGCGATCGCTCGGAATCCCTTAGCCGCTGTGGCATCCTCGCCAATGGGGGATGCACACAGAGGAACAGCTACGCCGCGCGGCGCGGAACGCGGGGGTGCGCGTTCTGTCGATCCGCAACGTCAATAGCCCGGTCGGCCCCGTCGTCGTCGGCCGCTACGAGTGCAGCAACAACGAGCAGGCCTTTCGGCTTTTGATGGAGTTCGCGGAGGACGACGTCGCCGACGCCGTTGCGCGGACGGTCGGCCTCGAGGTGCGCCACCGCTTCGGGCCCGACCAGGTGCGCATGGCGAAGGCGATCCAGCAGTGGGTCAAGACGCACATCGATTACCTGCCCGAGCCGACGGAAACGTTCCAAGCCCCTTGGTACACGATCGCGACCGGGATCGGCGACTGCGACGACCACGCGAACCTGGTGCACGCGATCGCGCGAAACGCCGGCCTAAAAGCTCGTCTCGCGCCGGTGAGAAACAAGGAGCAGCAGATCCGCCACGCGTGCGCGCAGATCTCCGTCGACGGCGTGTGGTCGTGGGCCGAGACGACGCTCGATGCAGATTTCGACGAAGCGCCGCGCGCCGCGGCCGCGCGGCTCAAGTCGAACCGCGCCGATATCTCCGGCGCCGAGGGGGATGCGATGACGGTGGTGCTGACGGGGGCGAACCTCCCCATGCGAAGGGGTGTCCGGTACCGCGCTCGAGCTCGTGTCGATACGCCAAAGGCGTTGACGCCGGCGAGCACAATTCAGGCGTTTTTCGAGGATGCCGGCTTCGACGATGTACGTACGTATACCGACCCGAGCGCGCTGCCGGCGGATTGGCCCGCCGACCAGCGCGAAGCGCTCTCCGGTGGCGCCCTTGGCGGATGGACGGTGTTCGTAGAGGGAACCTGGGCCCAAGCGGACCAGGGTCTTCCGCGACCCGAGCCGATTTTAGCGGTGTGGGAAGCCGACCAGGTGACGCCGACGAGCTCGGGGCCTGGCGTCGTGACGTTGCCCGAAGTGGTCATCGTCGGCGACGTACCGGCCAAGCCTATCAACTGGAAGGTGGGAGCCTTCCTCGTGGCGACGGCCGCGGGCGTGATTTGGGTCGCGATGACGTTTGGCGGCCCGGAAAATCCACCGCGACGCTCGCGGCGGCCCTTTCTCCCCATGCAGCCGAAATGACAACGCTCCCTGATTTGCCGGGCCTGCGCGACCTCTCCGGCGGAGAGCAACGGGCCCTTGTGGACATGGCCGGCCGGCTCGGCGCGAACCCCGATGACATTGCCTACGTCATCGGGTTCGAGACCGGACCGCGCACGCCGTTCTCGCCGGCGGCGCGCAACCCGGCCTCGGGCTGCACAGGACTCATCCAATTTTGCAGAGAAGCGGCCGCCGGATTGGGCACAACGCTCGACGAGCTCGCCGCGATGTCGTTCGCCGAGCAGCTCGGGTACGTGGAGCGATATTTCAAGCCATTTCAGGGGCGATTGAGCTCGCTCGAAGCGACCTATTTGGCCGTGTTTTGGCCCGCCGCGATGTCGAAAGACGATGACTTCGTCATCGCCTCGCAGCCGAGCCTTGCTTATGAGCAAAACCCGTCCTTCGATCGCCAGGGACGCGGGTACTTCACCCGCGGCGACGTCGTTGCGGAGATCCGCGCGTACGCTGCTGTGCCGCGAGGTCGTATCTCCGTGCCCGGGGCATGGTCGCTCGATTTAGGCTCGATCATTTTGCTCGGAGCTGTTGCCGGTGCCGGGGTGGCTTGGTATTCCCAAAGTGATGCGTGGGGTGCGCGTTCGCGGCGAGATGGCCGAGCTAGGCTGTGGTAACGGCCTTGGCGGGGTCGACGGCGACACGCAACTCATCGGCGACGCGTGGGACGACCTCGGCGATTTCGCGGCGGACGCCGTGGCCACCGTCGCGCCGATTGGGCTCGCCGTCGTCGGCAGCGTGATCGCGCCCGGTATCGGTACCGCGCTCGGCGGACTCGCCGGCTCGGCCATCGGCAAGGCGGTGGGGGGCAGCGCTCCGAGCGGTGTTCTCGGGGCGGCGATCAACATCGGAAGCGGCATCGTCACCGGCGATGTGAGCAGCATCGTCAAAGGTGGCGTTTCGCTCGGCGCGCAGGGACTCTCCGCGCTCGGCGGTGGCGGTGGGCCGGTCTACAACGGCCAGCCCGCGGCGCCGGCGCCGAGGACGACGCCGTACGTCATCGACAAGCCGGGGTGGCGTCTCGACGCCGCCAATGGGCAGTGGTGCTACGACGCGGCCGACTACTGCACGCCGGCCGTCATTGGCGATCGGAACAGCGTGACCGGCGAGGTGTACACCGGTGCACCCGCGGCGCAGCCTGGGCTCATCGCAACGCGCAGCCTTTCGTCGCTGCCGCGCACCCTCACCACCGCGAGCATGCTCAGCTCGGCGAACGTTCTTCGCGCGCTGGCGTTGAAACAGCCCGCGCAGCCTCAAACTTTGGCCGCTCCGGTGCAACCTGCGCCGGCGGCGGCCGCGCCGGCTCCGGCGAAATGGAGCACCGGTAAGAAGGTCGCGGGCGTGGGAGCCGCCCTCGGCCTTGGTTACGCTGCCTGGCGGATCGCTGCCTTGTTGTGATCGTACGCTCACGCGATCGGAATCCGATTGGCTTCGCGCTGCCGAAGCCGACGGTAACGACCACGCCGCCAAAGACGACGGTCACGCCGCCTTCGGTGACCACGCGTCTCACGCTCGGCTCGACGCCGGCGACGCCGGCGACGCCGGCGGTATCGACCATTTTGCGCCTCGGCTCGCCGACGACGACGCCGGCGGCACCCGCGACAAGTACGCCATCGTTTAGCTCGATCTTGCGCGCGATCGCGCCGACGACGACGACGCCGGCGCCGGCGACGGCAGGATCGCTCATCAAGGCGCTTGGTCCGACGGTGAAGGCGTTGACCACGCCAACGACGCCGGCGACGACCGGACCGATCGCGGCGTTCAATCGCTCGACGTCCGCGCTTTCACTCGCGCCGACGACGGCGCCCGGGACACCGGTCGCAACGTCGATCCCGACGCCGCCAACGACGCAGGTGCAGGTGCAGGCGACGCAGCCACCCGGCACGTACGTGGGTCCCGACGGACGCACGTACATGGATCCGAGCTACTACCCTCCGCAGACCTCGAGCGGTGGCGGTGGTGGCGGCGGCATCGGTCCGGCCATGACGTCGGGCTACGCAGCTGCACCGCTCGACGCGGCGCCCGCGGCCGCGGCGCCGGCGAGCTCGGGTTTTGGCGATTTCTTCACGCCGAAGAACATCGCGATCGGAGCGGCGATCTTTGTCGGGGGCATCGTCCTGAAAAAGGTGCTGCATGCCTAAAACGATCACGTCGATCGGCGACCTCGGTTGCTGCATTCTCGGCGTCAACGACGCCGGCGGCGGCCTCGGTTCGCTCGATGAAATGATGAGCATCTCGGGCGCCGACGACGACGCCATCAACATCGACGACCCGGGCCAGCCCGAGCCCGCGGTGTCCGACTTCGATCCGATCTTCATTCCGGCAACCGGGCCGGTCGCGATGGCGATCCCGGAGCCAGGGCCCGGCGGCAGCCTCACGCCGAAGGCGGCGGGCTGGGCGCGCGGTGATGGATCGTACGTCGTGCAGTCGGGCGACACGCTTTCCGGGCTCGCCCGCATCTACCTCGGCGACGCTGCGCGCTATCCCGACATCTGGAATCGGCAGAGCGCCGACTACAGGGCCAAGCGCGCCTCACCGAACAACCTCGTGGTGGGGGACATCCTTGCCATGCCGCCGGAAGCCGTACTCAAGGCCCAGCAGCTCGGCGTATTTACGCCGAAGGTGTCGAGCTCGAGCTCGAGCTCGTCGCCGGCGCCGGCGGCGCCCGTCGCGACGGCGCCCGTCCCGAAGCCCGCCGCAGCCACCAAGCCAAGCCACAAGGTGGCTCTAGGACTTGGCTCCGCGCTCGCCGCGGGCCTCGGCCTCCTGGTCTTTCGAAAGCCCCACAGCGCGAAGCCTGCGCGCCGGAAAGCAGCACGGAGGCGCCGGCGATGAAGCGTGACGCGGCGACGTGGCACCGCGTCTTCGAGCGGTCGCTCGTCGGCGTTACGCCTTACGTGCAAAGCAAGGCGGACGCGGACGAGTACGTACAGCGCGCCAAGATGCTCGCCGATCGAGCGTCGGTCGTCGCCGGCGAGGTGCCGCGCACAGGCTCGCTCCCGGAGAGCAGCGAAGAGAACGACCCGTTTCCGCTGACGCGTCAGTTCCTTCGAAGCCGCACGCCTGAACCCGCGCCGATCCCTGGCCCCTTCGATTGGGAGGGCGATCGCTTTGGCTGATCTGCTGCAAGCGCAGTTTGACCCCGTCGCCGGCGCCGCGGCGCTCGCCACTTTCAATGGCGCAAGCGGTGTACGTGCGTACCTGTCGGGGCAAAATCTTCGAGCAGGGCTCCTGTCGGCGCTCTACTCGGCCGAGATGCTCGCCGCGACGGCGGGCGTGGTGCCGTGGTTCGATCTCGGCGATGGCCAGAAGGGCGTGGCGGTACTCGGGGGGGCCCGCAGTAAGCTTGCAAGCGCGCCCGAGAGCGTTCGGACGATCTACCTCGCAGCGCATGGAGCCGCGCGCCAGGCCCAGGCGCACGCGCGCGAGGCGTCGTCCGGCGTTCCTCTTTCGCAGCGCACCGACGGGTCGCTGGCAACGGTGCAGCAAGCGGTGGGAGCGCTTCCGCTCGTCGCCGTCGTCGTGGTGACGGTGATCGGAGTCGCCGCGGTGTGTGCAAGCGCGTGGTTTGCAAAAGGCGTCGTCGAAAAGATCGTGCAGACGCACGCCGACGATCTTCGCGCGACCTACGCCGTCGACCAGGCGGCGAAGCTCGCCATGGCCCAGATCGCCGCGGGCCAGCCCGTCGACCCGGGCGTGTACGCCGTTCTCCAAGCGGCGGCGAAGAAAGAGGCGGAAGCGCCGGCGCTGATCCCGACCTGGGCGATCGCCGGCGCCGCGGGCGTCGTCATCGCGATCGCGTGGCGTCCCGTCGCCGACGCGCTCTCGTGGGGCTCGATGCTCATTCCGTCGCGGCCGCGCTCGCCGCTTCGCGGCGGCCGCACGTCGGGCATTTTCACGTCATCGGGGGGCGGGTGAGTAGTGGGACACGCAAGTACATCATTACCCACTGGGGGCACCGCGGCCCGGTGCCATGGTACGACCTCGAGTGTCCGGACCCGCGCGCCGGCGAGCTCGTCGCGCTTGGTCATCTGCCCGAGATCGCGTACCTCACGACCAAGGGCGGCGACCGTGGCCCGACGCTGTACGAGCACAAGTTCCATCGGCCGTGGCCGATACTTGCGTTCAATGGCACGGGGTTGGTTATCTGCGGAGGGGGCTACCGCGTAGGGGTTAGAGGCATCATCGGCTGAACGCCGAAGCCCGGGGGGGCGCAATGGCACGTGCACGTCGAATCACCGTCCGGGTTTCGAACCCGACGCACAGGCAACGAGCGAAGAAACGCGCGACCAAGCGTCGCCGGCGCCGCAATCCGGGCGAGCAACTGTCGTTCGCGCAGATCGCACAGAAGCACGCTCGAGCGAAGCCGCTGCGTCGCAAGCACCCCAAAAAGGGGCGCTTCATCTCGCAGATCATGAAGAAGAAGGGCAAGCGACGCGCGCCGGCGCGGAAGCGCGCCCCGAGCTCGGCGGCGCACACGACGCACCGCGCGGCGCCGCGCTTCGAGCAGCTCACGCTCGACGAAGCGCTCGCGTCAGTGCCGCGCGTCAATCGACGCATGATCGGCGCTCGTCCGATCGTCGTCGTCGCCGGCGGCGCAACGCGCTCGAGCTCGAGCTCGAGCGGGACGAAGAAGAAGCGAAAAAAGGCGGTTCGAAAGGCCGCGCGAAAGGGGGGACACATGGCCAAACGAAGAAGTGGTGGGAAGAAACGTCGAAAGAGCTCGCGCGGCCGCAGGGGGCACCGTCGCATTCGGTGCACGGCGTACCAGCGCAAGGGCAAGTGGATTGCTCGTCGCGTCAATCCGAGCCTTCCGGCTCCGATCGCGGCGGGCCTCGGTGCCGTGGTCGGCGCCGCGGCGGGCGTCGGCATCTCGTACGGTGCCGACAAGCTCGGGATCGGAAGCCCGAGCGTGCGAAACTGGGGACTCTTCGGGATCGGTCTCTTGACCGCTGCCGTGGGTCACAAGTTCGCGCCGGGTGCGTCGCTCGCCGTCGGTGCTGGCGTTGCCGGCATCGGCCTTTTGCGCAGCGCACAGACGATGCTCTACGCCGTGCCGCAAGCAACGGCGCCGGTGTCGGGCCTCGGCATGGGCGAGGGCGGCGAGGGATCGATCTCGGGCCCGTTCGGACAACTCGGCTCCGGCGGTTCGGTCTTCGACCGGATCGGCGCGGTCGTCGAGGGAGACGTAGGCGCGCTCTACGAGTGATGCCGCTTCGGGGATTGCCGCGAGCGAAGGGAGCCGTGGGGCAATCGGTGCGGTGACGGCTGGCGTCGTCGTCGCACCCACCACCCAACACACAAAAAAAAACCCGGGGGGGTCTCATGAACGATCAGCAATTTGCCGCGCTAATGCGCGCGCTCTCGCGCCGCGGAGGCGGTGGCGAGCACGTCGAACAGTCGTATCCGTATTACTCGCACGTGCGGTTTCAGTTCACGGCATCGGCCGCCGGCGGCCCGCCGGCAACCAACACGTACACGTATACCGCAGGCACGCAGGTGCAGGCCTTCAACTACTCGCAGAACCAGAGCCTTGTCGGCGCTGGCTTCCTCGCGGGCAACGCGACGGCCTTGGACACCAACCTCAACAAGCAAAGCGAGACCATCGGCGGCGAGACCGTGAAGATCTACGGCATCTCGTTCCTTCTCGACTCCGACGCGGACGCCGAGCTGACGCGCCTCGCCTTTGCGAACATCTCCGTGCGCATCGGCCTCAACGGCGATCAGAACGTCTACAACTTCGGGCCTCTCTCCATGATGCCCGGCGGTGGTGGACTCAACGGCATCGGTCGATCGGACACCGTCGAACCGGGGTTGCTCGATCGCTTCGCCATGGTGGGCGTTCTCTCCAACGGTCTGCCGGGCACGGCGAACTACTTCCGCTTGCCCACGCCGATCCTCTGGAAGCCGCCGGGCGGCCCGGATGCCTCGCTCACGATCACGTGTCGCTGCGAGCGTACGGTCTCGTTCACGTCGCTGAACCGCGTGGCTCAAGCGCCGGGCGCCAACACGTCGGGCGCGCAGGCCTTCACCGGCCCCGTCGCCTCGGGCACCACCAGCGTGCTCGGCACGTACACGGGCGGTTGGTTCCGTCTGCACTCCGTCACGCAGAGCAAGCGCAGCTCGAACTCGTAACGAGCCTCGCACCGGTGGGGGGCGCGTCGACGAGTGCGCGCCCCCCGTCGTTTCCCCGATTGAGCTCGTTGGAGGGGCTATTCCCCATGAATCCGACTCCCAATCAGATCGCGCAAAATCGTGGCGGCCGCACCGTCGAAGCGCTGCGCGTGACGCGCGTGGTGCACGTGCAAAATCTCGTCTCGATTCCGGCCAACACCACCAGCCCGACCACGGGCTTTCCCGTGTATTGGCCATCCACCGGGACGGTGCTGTGGATCGTCGCCAGCGTCGCCGCGGCGTCGTCGGCCGATCAGTACTACGGCGGCATCTCGTCGCTCGGCCTGCGGATCAACATCCTCGGCATGAGCGAATTTATCACTTCGGGGCAGGCGGCCGACTACGTGCAGTTTTCTTCGCTGATGCCATCGAGCGGCTTCCGCTTCCCCATCAACGTCAACGTCGTGCAAAACGACACGTGGACCATCTACGTCCGCAATCTCAACGGAGCGAACGCTTACACGCCAGACGTCGCCTTCGGGCTCTCCGAAGTCAACAGCTGAAGGGGGCGCCCATGTCGCAACCGTACGATCCGGTCTTTCCGACGGGTCGCCCGCCGGGCGGCCCGCGGCCCGCGGACACCGCGGCACAGGAGCAGAAAAAGCGGCTTTTCTGGTCGCAGTCGCGAAGCTTCACCATCGCGCCAGGCGGCCCCGAAACTGCGATCATGACGTTGCCCGCGTCGACGGCGATCGACGTGATGATTCAGTACCGGCAACCCGGCCAGAACCCCACGATCGTCAGCCCCGACGGCCGCGAGGTGTATAACCTCTATGCCCAGGAGCAGCTTTTTTCGCGCATTCTGGCGTCGTTCACGCCAGGCGGGCACGTGCCGGGCTTCGGAGGGGACAGCCTTCCGCCAGTCGGCCGCGTCTTTGCGGTGCGCGATTTCCCGGCCGACGGGTGGGACCTCAAGATCGACACCACCAACATGGTGGCCGACCCGGACGCGCCGCCGACGCTCATCATCGACGTCACCTGTCAGGGGTGGGCACGCGAGCCGACGGGCATCGGCCCGCTCGAGCTCGAGACGCTCGCCGCGGCCGTCGAAAAAACCGATCGGCTGCTCACGTTCGTGCCGACGGGAGGCCTGACCGACGTCGACGTTGGTACGCCGACCTTCGGGATCGTGCAGGTCTACAACCTCGTCGACCCGTGGACGCCTTCCAATTCGGATCTTGCCGGCGCCGCCAACGTCATCATGTGCGGCGTCGACCCGGATACGTTCGACATCACCCCCATTTTCACGACGCCGAGCGGGGGGATCGCGAGCGACCCGACGCCCGAGACCACCAATTTCACGACGGCGCTCGCCGGCAGTCTGGTGGTCCGAGATCGCGGATGCATCATCATGGCCGCTTCGGGGCGCATCGACTCGACGGCGACGACCGGCACCTACTACGTGCAGCTATGGAATCTCGACGCGGTGCCCGCCAACGGGACGGCGGTCACCACGGGCAACGGCGCGATCGCGGCGCCCATCAAGATCCAACACTCGAGCGGCGCAGACGACTATTTCGACTTCGAGCTGCCCGACGGCTACGACGCGGACACCGGTTTCACGATCACGCTCTCCAGCACGGAGTTCACGAAGAGCGCGAGCCCGGGAAACTTCATGTCCGCAACGGGCGCCTACAAAGACTTTGCTTGAGGGCCGCGCCGTGTTGAGCGTGCGCAAGAGCTACCGAACGACGCGCAGCGGCCAAAGCGGCGTGACGTTCACGGCTCCGATCGTGGTCGGGTCGGTGGGAGGAAGCGCGCTCCCCACCGACCCGAATCCAAACACGACGCCGCCGGCGGGTGGTCGCATTCTTCGGTTCAATCGACAGCCGTGGACGCTGACAACGAGTGGGCTCGGCGTCGTCTACATCACCATCGTTCCGGTCGCGCTCGCATCGATCACCATTCAGCCGTGGTTCTTCGACGCGACGCAAAATGTGTGGATTCAATTCGCGACGGCGACGACGTCGACGCCGACCGCGGCGGGGGTCAACAACCTTCAATCGATCAACATCTTCGATTGGGGCGGGGCGCTCTTCTTTCCGCAGATCACGGCATGCACCGCCGTTGCCTGCATTCTCTATGGGTGGTTTTGAAATGCTCGCCGTCACGCAAAGGACGACCTCGCTCTCGTCGCCGAAGCAGGCGACGACGTTCGGCTTTGCGATTTGGGTGGGGACAATCGGGGGCGCCGCTTTGTCTCCGGACCCCGACCCGAACACGACGCCGCCGGCTGGCGGTCGCATTCTCATCAACGGAGCGAAGCACGGTGGGTGCCTGACCGTCGGTCAAGGCTCGCTCCGCATCTACGGCGCGCCCGTCGCCGGCGGCACGTTCTCTTCGATCATTTGGACCTACGAGGACACGATCGCCCGGTGGGTTCCGTTTGTGCAAACGGTGACGGTCGTCGCAAACGGCGTCGCGCAAAACTTCAATTTCGGCACGGCTCTCGCTACGCGGATGAATCAGCAGACGTTCATGCAGCTAACTGCCGTGACCAACGTGCAGGCGATCGCGTACGATTTCTGTTGAAGGGGGGAGCATGCTTCGCGTCCAGCAATCGGTCATTCAGTCGCCGGCGCACGACAACGACACTTTCGCGCTCGCCGTGTGGGTTGGGACGATCGGAGGCGCGGTGCTCCCGACCGACCCCAATCCGAATACGACGCCGCCGGCGGGCGGTCGCATCCTCACCATGCAGCCGCGCACGGGGACGCTCATCATCAGCGGGAGCGCACAGCTTCGCGTCGTCGCCGGCGTCGTCGCGGCGAGCTCGTTCACGTTTCAGCCGTGGTTCTTCGACCCAACCCCGAATCTGTGGGTTCAGTACGGCGCGCCAACGACGCTCACGCCGACCGGCGCCGCGTCGAACGCGATCGGCTTCAACACCGGCAACATGGCGGGGGCGCTCTTCTTCATCCAGCTCACCGCGGTCGTTCTCGTTCAGGCTGTTGGATACGACTACCAATGAGCCTTCGTGTCTGGTCGTCCGTCGTCAACCAGGTACGCGCTCCCGCGTCGCCGGCGTTCGGCCTCGCCATTTGGGTCGGGTCGATCGGCGGCGCAGCATTGCCCACCGACCCCGATCCCAACGTGACGCCGCCCTCTGCGGGCCGCATCGTGCGCGTGCAGGCGAAGCGGGGCGGCGCGTTTGTTCTCGGCCGCACGAATCAAACGGCGCTGGTCAACGTGACGATCGTTTTTGGTGTCGTCGCGGCGAGCTCGATCACCGTTCAGCTTTGGTTCTTCGACGCGACCCAGGCGAAGTGGGTGCCCATGGGCATCCCTGCGACGCGCACGCCGACTGGCGCAGCCACCAACCTGTTCGGGGCAGTGACTGAAACGTGGTTCCCGGTGGGCGCGCAATTTTTCCCGCAAATCACGGCTAACGTGAACACGCAGGCTATGGCCTACGATGCGACGTGAGAGGAGAGACCGCGATGGGAGAGAACGAAGAGACCAAGCCCGCAGCGCCGGCCGCGGCCGCCGAGCTCGAGCCAGCCGAGCCACCGAAGCCCGAGCCTCTGAAGGCGCCGGCGCCGGTGATGACGACCCCGTTCGATACGACCGACGCCGATGGCAAGCCGCGCACGGTTCAATACGTCGAGCTTCGCTCGGCGGATGGGCTCGGGCGCGTTCACAACGTGCTCGTCGAAGACTGGAAGCGGTGGGGCGAGCCGCAATCGATCGAGGAGCTCAACGCCGGCGCCAAGGAGCGCGCGGCCGCCGTCGCGGTACCGCCGTTCATTCCGCCGCCGGTTGAGCCCGAGGACGGCTAGGCCGTGCCGAGGGGGGGAAGGGCGCGGAGGACGTCGTCGATCGGGATCGCCCCGTCGCGCACGTTGCCGAGCAGCCGCAGCCGCGGCGGGGTGTATGGCTTTTTTGCCGCGGTGGTCTCGGCGGTGGTGGTGTTCTGCGGGGCGGTCTCGTTCGGCATCGCGGTGGGCGCCATCCTACCAGGTTGCCCGATTCCGCCCGCCCAAAGCCCGCAGGAGACCATTTGTCGGGCGAAGGGGCGCGCGATCATCTTCGAGGCGCCGACGTGCCACGAGGCGGTTACCGCGCTGGAGTGGCTGGTTTTGACCGACCCCGATTGCAAGGCGGCCGGTCTCGAGGGCGGTGTGGTCACGTTTGACGACTGCCCCGACGGGGGGGGTGGAGATGGACACGCGTTCGATTTTGAAGGGGCTGGACCTGATCGTTGACGTCCTGGCGATCGTCAACCCGGAGGTCGGCGAGCTCGCGAGAGAGGGCGTGCTTTTTGCGAAGGAGCTCGTGGAGCAGGGCGCCGAAGATCCCGTAACTCAAATGCGAAACCTGCGCGCCCGTGTGCGCGACGACTGGAGACAAGCGCTCGCGGAGCGATTCAACCCGGGGGGGTGACCGTGGAAGAGACAGAATGGGAAGCAAAGACGCGCGCGCTCATCACCGTCAACGAGCAGCGCCGGCGACGGCGCTATTTCGATTCGCTCGGCAACCCGTCGGTGGGGATTGGGTTCAACCTCGAGCGTTCCGACGCGATCGCCATGCTGACCAAGGTCGGCGCCGATTGGAAGAGCGTCCTGGACGGGACAGGCGAGCTCACCGATCCGCAAGTCGATCGGCTCTTCGATTTGTGTTTCGAGGAAACGATCCCCTTTGCGAAGAAGGTTTTTCCCAACTGGGAAATGCTGCTTCTCGAGGTGTGGTCGGTGCTCGTCGATATGTGCTTTCAGATGCGCGCTCGGGTGTACGGCTTCAAGCACATGCGCGAGGCGATCGCGCGGCTCGACTACCAGGCCGCAATGACCGAAATGCGCAACTCACTCTACGCGAAGCAGTGCCCGGGGCGCGTCGCGCGAAACTGCGCCTTCATCGAAGCAGCCTTGCCGGTGTCGCGCGAAGGGAGTGTGTGAAATGGATCTCGTCTTTAAGCCGATCGATCTGACGCAGGTCATGCTCGCAGCCGTGACCGTGCTCGGCGGGGGCTTCTTCGCTTGGCTCAACGGCAAAAAGGTGGCGAGCGTCGACGCGGCGGAGAAGCGCATCAGCGAACACGCCGAGCTCGCGCAGACGTCGGCCGCCGTCGCCGCGAAGCATGCCGACGTCGCCGGGCAAGTCGTGCAGAGCCTTCGCGCGCCGGCGATGCCGCCGGGGATGCAAGCCGTTCTCGAGAGCTACCAGGGCAAGAACGTGCAGAGCTTGCCGCCCGAGGTACTCGAGAGCGAGCCGCCGGCGAGCTCGGGCCCGACGAGCATGCGCATTCCCGCCAATCGACCCACGCCGAAGGACCGCGGCACGCGCTGACAAAGTGCGCCGCGGCCGCGCTGCCGACGACCTCGCGTAACCGCCGGGGGACGCCTGGACGCGACCAATCGCCCCGCAGTTCAACGCGGCCGCGGCGCGGTTGGAGTATGCCGCGCATCAGAGCAGGGCGGCGGCCGGCTCGAAGGCTGGCGCTCCCCGAACCGGCCGCCGCCCCTTGCCACGTACTTGGGAGCGCGTGGGTTCCGCTCTTTAGCGTCGGGGCCTGGTACACGATTGTCTACGTAGGGGGTTGTGGGGTGGACTCTCCGCGCGGTTTCAGGCTTCATTGCAGCCTGGGGAGCGTGGGGATGGCGGAGCCGATCGAGCTCGAGCCGTGCAGATGTGGGGGGGATCGCATTCACCAGCGAAAGGTGGGCGCCGAGCTCTCGCTTTGCGGCCGCGCCACCGCGCCGGCGCCCGCCTCCAATCCGAGCCAGGGCCTCGCGTGCTTCGACTGCGCGAAGAAGCGCCGCGCGCTGCTCGCCACCGCGGCCGCGGCGCCGGGGCCGGCGCCGACCTACGCCGCATGCATGGCGCGCGGCGCCGGCAAAGACGTGCACCTGGTGCAGGAAATGAACTCGCCGACCTGGGTGGCCGAGAAGACGGTGTGCGGCCGCACCGTCGACGCGCTCATCGCCGGCGCCAAGAAAGCGGACGTCACGTGTCGGCGCTGCGCGTCGGTGTTCGAGGGAACGTGACCGGACACGCGCACACGTGGAACGAGGTCGGGCCGCGCATTCAAGTCGATCTCACGCGCAGCCAATGCGCATGCGGTGCGCATCGCCTCGAGGTCGTCGACCCGACGACGGGCCGTCGGTTCGGCGTGGCACTCCCGATCGGTCTCGCAAAGGCGGCGATCCTCGGGCGCGAGGCGATCTCCAAGGGCAGCGAAGCGGCCGCGATGGGCCTGCGTTTACTCGAATTCCTCGAGAAATTGCGAAGGTGAGTGTGGCCCACTTCACATTTGCAACGCCGGCGATGAACGAATCGCGAAAGCGTTCACGTGATCCGCTCGGCCGCGCGAGTCGTCAACCGAAAGCAGAGCGGGCAACAAAAAATCAACGTCCTACATGGAGGACGTTCTCTTTTGTTGCCCGAAGGCGCCGACACGGGCTTAGAGTCGTCGCCTCGGGAAGCTCCGCAGTCCTCGGGTTTAGAACTCCCAAGAACTGCGGGGCCCCCAAGGTTTCCCCGACGCGATTGGCGTCGCTCGGGGCGGCCATCTGCTGTTTCACCCTTGACCGGGAAAACCTGATCGATGGCTCAAAGAGCCTACCCCGAAGCACCCACCGCGTCCACGTTTGTACGAGTCCGCGCGGTCAAACTTCGTCCGACCGACGAACGATTTCCGCGGTGCCGTAACGCGCCAACCCGACACGACCGGGGGGCGCGTTGAAAACCGCCGCCGAAATCATCGCGACACTCAACGAGCGCGGGCTTTTGCCCATCGCCGTGGCGATCGCGGAACGTCACTCGCTCGAGCTCGGCAAGATCCTCGATCTCAAATCGCACGACCCCGAGATCGTCGACGCGCGTTACCAGGTCTACCGCGACCTTCGCGCCGTGCTCCCGAGCAACAACGCCGTCGCGCGAGCGATGGGCGTGGATCATTCGACCATCGACCTAGCGTTGATGTTGACGCGAGCCGTCGTCGACGTGGTGCTCGATCGCTGGCTGATTCGGGACGCCGCCGGCCACACGACGGGCGAAGGCTACGTCTTTCGCTGGCGCCGTCAGCTCGAGCCGATCGGATCGCTGCAAATGCCGTTCGGCGTGACGACGTTGCTCGGTACTGTCGGCGCCGAAGGCGCGCCGCGCGGATCGTGGGAACGGTCCACCAAGTGGTTCGCCGAGTACCTCGAAGCGCGAGCGCACTTCTACGAGCTCGCGCGCCAGGCCGGAGCGCCATCGTTTTCGGGTCGCTCGCTCGATATGGTCTGCTTCACCGAATCGAGTGAAGAGGCCTTTGCCGAGCTCGCGGCGGAGGTGGCGCCTTGAGCGCCGCGGCCGCCGTCGCTCTGCCGCGCCCGAAGCTCCGCGCGTTCGAGCGGGTGCTGTACGAGGACCTCTGGCACTTGCGGCGCGCCCACCGAAAGGTGGTGCCGTCGACGGCCAAGCTCGCCGAGCGCCACGGCAAGAGCCGATCGACCATCAAGCGGACGCTCTCGGCCCTGCGCGCCGCTGGGCTTTTGGTGTCGGTCTACAACGGCGGCCGCGGCCGCCGCTGCATCTACTACCTGGGCGAGCGGGCCGCGCAGCGGGTGGTCACCGAAAGCCCGCAATGGCCCGAAATTTCTCGGTTCGGCGGGCTTCGGATGGGCAAGGTGGTGATG